GTTGAATTTTTCACATCCACAAAATGGAGCATCTAAAAATGGCAGGCAGGCCACGGCTACCGCAGGAGGTGGCGAAAGTTACCGGAGCGATAGCTAAGAATGCAGGTCGTTTTTCTGATAGGGCAACACCTAAAGTCAAATCACTTGGCTCTGCACCGAAGTCTTTTGACGCGGATCAGATTGAAATATGGGACGAGTTCAACGCAGACTTTCCATGGCTTGGCCGGTCTGATCGGCGCGTTGTTGGCTTGGCTGTTATCTTGCAGTCTGAGATTAACAAGGGCGATGCTCCGGTCGCGGTGTTTGCCCAGATGCGGATGCTGCTGAGTTCAATGGGCGGCACGCCTGTAGACCGCAGCAAGGTGCAGGCACCGGAGGACGATGATGCCGACCCAAGCGACGAGTTCCTCAACTGACCCATGCACAGCCTACGCGAAGGCGGTAGAGGCTGGCGAGATCATCGCAGGGCCACACGTTCGGGATGCGGCGCAACGGCACCTAGACGACATGGCAACGGCAACCAAGCGCGGGCTGGTGTTCGACACAGACGCGGCGGATCGGTTCTATCGGTTCTGCTCTACGGTTCTGCGGTTGAGCGAAGGCCAGTTTGACGGCGTGCCATTTGAGTTGGAGCCTTCGCAGAAATTCATTTGCGGCTCGCTGTTTGGGTGGAAGTGGATCAAGACGGGCAAGCGGCGATTCCGTCGGGCTTACATTGAGCAGGGCAAGGGTAACGGCAAGTCTCCAATGGTCGGAGCGATTGGCCTTTACGGCATGGTATCGGACAACGAGGCAGGCGCGCAGATATACGCGGCGGGTGCTACCAAAGAGCAGGCAGGCATTTTGTTTCGGGATGCGGTCGGCATGGTGGACAAAGCGCCATCACTGGACAAAGTAATTAGGCGCAGCGGCGGTCCGGGCAGGGAATACAACCTTGCGCATATGAAGTCGGGCAGCTTCTTTCGGCCCGTATCGCGTGAGACGAAGAAAACAGGCTCAGGACCGCGACCACACTTTGCGTTGTGCGACGAGGTGCACGAACACCCTGACGGCGGCGTGATCGAGACGCTGGAGCGCGGATTTAAGTTCCGCGAACAACCGTTGCTAGTTATGATTACAAACAGCGGCAGCGACCGGAAAAGCATATGCTGGCAGGAGCGAAAGCACGCGGTCGCGGTCGCAGCGCAGGACGTTGATGACGACACGGCGTTCAGCTATGTTTGCTCGTTAGACGATGATGATGACGCATTCAACGATCCGTCATGCTGGATCAAGGCCAACCCGCTTTTGGGCGTGACGATAACCGAGGAATATCTCGCAATTCAGGTAAAGCAGGCGAAGGACATTGCGGCGAAGGCAAACGGCATCCGGCGGCTGCACTTCTGCGAATGGACCGATGCGGAGAGCGCGTGGATTTCGCGGCAGATGTGGGAAAGCGTTGAGGACCACACGCTGGATCTGGATCAGTTCGCAAGCAAGCGGTGCTATGCTGGCCTTGACCTTTCGGCAAAGACTGACCTGACCGCAAAGGCGCTAGTGTTCGAGGATGGCGTTGCTGAGGACGGCAAGCCGATGTTTGCCGCGTTTGTTCATGGGTACACGCCAGACGAAACGATGCAGGCGCGTTCTGAAAAAGACGGAGCGCCCTATAATTTATGGGCCGATGCTGGGTTCATAACCGCAACGCCGGGCAAAAAGACGCGGCTGGACTATGTGGCTCAGGATTTGATTGACGATTCAGACGCTTTTTATCTGGATTTTGTGGCTTATGACAACTTCCTTATCGCTGACTTCGAGGCGATTTGCGGCGATATGGGCGCAACATTCCCGATGCTGGACCATCCGCAAGGTTGGAATAAGCGCAAACGGGAAGCGCCTGACGGAAGCGAAATAACGCTCTGGATGCCGGGTTCTGTTGACGAGTTGGAAACGCTCATCATGGAAAAGCGCATCCGCGTGCATGTAAACCCCGCGCTGCGTTCTGCGGTTATGTCGGCAACATTTGACCGCTCGCCTGCGGATCTTCGGCGGTTCACGAAACACAAGGCAACGGCGCGCATAGACATGGCGGTTGCGCTTGCAATGGCAGTCGGTGCGGCTACGGCGCGGGATATTGGCGATGTTCCGTTTTCCCCTTGGGATGATGAGAATTTCGCACTGGAGGTTGGCTAATGTTCGGATTTGGAAAGCGTGAAAAACGGGAGGCGACATTCACGCAGTCCGACCCGCGCAACATGCTGGAGATTTTCGGCATCACCGGCAGCGCCACGGTTTCAATGGAGGAAGCCCTTGGCGTGCCTGCGGTATGGGCTGCTGTAAACTTCCTTTCGGGTACAATGGCGGGGCTTCCGCTCAACGTCTATGACCGCGACAGCCGAGGCGTCAAAAAGAAGGTGAAGTCTACGCGGGCAAACCCCGTTGTTGAGATGCTCCATGGAAACGTAAACGATGACTATTCGTCGTTTCAATGGCGCTTTGATATGTTCAACGCGGTTTTCACAGAAGGCCGGTTTGTCACATATATTGAGCGCGACAGTCAGGGCCGCGCGATAAACCTTTTTCCGCTGGTAAATGCTACGGTGAAGCGTCTGGCAAACGGGCGCAAGCAATACAAGCACGAAGCAGGCGGCAAAACGCAGCTATACGATCAGGCCGATGTGCTGGATCTCACGTTCATGCTCAAGTCGGATCTGTTGACACATCGCAGCCCATTGCGGCAATGCGCGGTGGCTATCGGTAAGGCGGTAAACGCCAACGAATACGGATCAAAGCTGTTCAAAAATGGCGGATTGCCAGCGTTTACCTTGCAGGGGCCGTTCGGTTCTGAGAAGTCGGCGCAGCGTGCATCGGCTGACATTGCGGAAGCAACCAAAGAGGCGGCGCGCAAGGGCGCTAACGTGCTGGCGATTCCGCTAGGCCACAAGCTGGAGCCGCTCACGTCTGACCCGGCGAAAATGCAGCTTGTTGAAACTCAAGAGTTTGCAGTTGTTGAGATCGGGCGCATTTATTCATTGCCACCTACGTTCCTGCAAGACTTGTCGCGTGCCACGTTTAGCAACAGCGAGCAGCAGGATTTGCACCTCGTCAAGCACACGTTGAAGCGGTGGGTTGAGCAGCTTGAAGCGGAGATGAACCTAAAGCTATTCGGGCGCGGTTCGTCGCGGTTCGCAGAGTTCAATGTCGATGGATTGCTGCGCGGCGACTACAAGACGCGCATGGAAGGCAACAGCACGGCAGTTCAGACAGGCCAGCTAACGCCAAACGAGGCGCGCGCAATGGATAACCGTGAGCCGCTGGCCGGTGGCGATCAGCTTCTAATTCAGGGCGCTACGGTGCCGCTGGATGGGCATACGGCAGACAAGGCGGCAATGGCACCGCCACAGCCTACAACGGAGGGCGCAAACGATGAATAGCGAAATTAGGGTTCACGCCGGAATGAAGGTCGAAGCCCGCGCGGATGATGCAGTTAAGCGCCTTGTCGGCTATGCGTCCGTATTTGATACTGAAACGGATATTGGCGGTATGTTCCGAGAGGTCATTCGCAAAGGAGCCTTTTCTGAAGCGCTGTTGCGTGATGATATTCACGCGCTGGATAACCATGATTACGGTCGTGTGATCGGGCGAAAGAAGGCGGGAACGCTGGTTATTTCCGAGGATGAACGGGGCTTGCGTGTCGAGATCACACCGCCAAACACCACAATCGCTCGTGACCTGATGGAAAACATCAGCGCCGGAAACATCGACCAGATGAGCTTTTCATTCTCTATGGAAGGTGGACGTCAGGCGTGGGACGAAACCGGAGACACGCCGTTGCGGTCAATCGAAAAGGTTGGCGAATTGCTAGAGGTATCAATCGTTCCGCGCGGCGCTTACGTAACAACAGAAATTGCCCTTCGCAGCTTGGAGGCATCGCGCCCCTGCGAAACGGCACAAAGTTTTCGGCTTCGCATGAAGGGCAAGCTGATTAGATAACGGCGGCTCTCGCTGTTGGCCCACATCCCGCGCCATGGGCAAGCGCCGGATTGAACGTCGGATGACGTCCAGATCCTTCAAATGGAGGCCTATAGAATGGCTACGATTAAAGAACTGCGGGAGCAGGCAGCTAAGACGCTGACCGAGGCCCGTTCAATGCTTGACGGCATTAGCGACAAGTCCACCAAAGAGCAGCGTGCCGAGGCAGAGATTGCCGTCGATAAGGCGCTGACCGAGGTTGGCGACATTGAATCACGCGCCGAGCGTATGGGTAAATTGGAGGCCGCTGAAAAGCGCGCTGAAGAAGCCCGCGAAATGGAAGAGCGCCAAGCGCGCGAATCCAAGCGCCCCGGCAACGAGCCTGCCGAGGCCCGTCAGGGCGGCGATATGGACTACCGTACCGCCTTCCATGCTTATCTGCGCGCAGAAGGCCAGATGGGTGCTATGGATAGCGAGGCGCGTTCGGTTCTGTCGCGTGGGTACACCAATGTTGAGCAACGTGCGCAAACGACTGCGGTCGCGGCTGGTGGCTACACGGTGCCAACTGAGTTGATGAATATCCTCGTCAAGTCAATGTTGGCTTGGGGTCCGATGTACTCCGAGGATGTGGCAACCGTGCTCACAACTTCGGGTGGTGGTCAGATCACCATGCCAACCGTCAATGATACGGCGGTTACAGCGGCAGCAAGCGGCGGTCAGGGCGTGACGCTCACGGATGACGGTGGCAAGGATGTGACGTTCGGTCAGAAGGTGCTGGAGGCGTTCGCCTATGACACCGAATGGCTGCGCGTCTCGAAAGAGCTTGCTGACGATTCCATCATGGCGATGGAGCAGGTTCTTGGCGATCTGCTTGGCGAACGTCTGGGCCGGATTGCTAACCTGCAACTGACTACCGGCGGCGGTTCGTCGGCACCAAACGGCATTGTAACGGCTTCGACGCTGGGCAAAACCGCGACAGGCACGGCGGCGATTACCGGAGACGAGATCATTGATCTGGTTCATTCCATCGATCCCGCGTACCGCATGGGGCCAAAGGTTCAGTTCATGTTCAACGACTCGACGCTGGCGGCGATCCGCAAGCTGAAAGACGGTGACGGAAACTACCTCTGGCAGATGGGCAACGTCCAGCAAGGCCAGCCGGGTTCGTTGCTTGGCTACAGCTACCGCGTCAACCAAGCGATGGCATCGCTGGCGACTGGTGCAAAGGTCATGCTGTTCGGTGACTTCGGCAAGTATTACGTGCGCAAAGTCGGCTCACCTCTGATCGGCGCACTACAGGACAAGGACTTCTGGCCCGGATTCGGTGTCGCTGGCTACATCCGCTTCGACGGCGAACTCGCAGACACCGCAGCGGTCAAGCACCTTATCACAGCCTAATCGGCTTTGAAGGGCGGCAGGGAAACTTGCCGCCTCACTAAACCGATGGAGGACACACCATGAAAATTGAATTGCTACAGGCGCGGGCCACAGCCACAGGCGCACAAAATCGCGGCGACGTGATCGAGGTTGATGATGCAGAGGCCATCCGCATGATTGAAGCCGAGCAGGCCATTGTCGTGCGTGCTGAAAAGGCACCAGATAAGGCCGTGAAACGCTCCAAGGCCGAGAAGGCCACAAAGTGACCACGAAGCGCACAGCTGCGCCGCTCGTTGATCCTGTGACGCTTGCAGAGGCCAAGGCACACTTGCGCGTGGATCACGATGATGAGGACGCAGGCATCTCGGCCATGATCGGCGCAGCAGTTTCACATTTTGACGGTGATGGTGTTCTTGGCCGCGCAATGATTACACAATCTTGGTCGCAGTGGGTATCACAATCGCCGGGATGGGTGCGCCTGAATGTTGGACCGTTCCAAAGCCTGACTGCGGTTGAGTATTATGATGCAGGCAACGAAATCCAGACGGCACCGCTGACAGATTTTGAGGTTCGCCTAGATGGTGACTTCGTGTGCTTAAAGCCGAAAAAGGATTTTGTGTGGCCACCTGCCTACATTCGTAATGATGCGATTAAGATCACATATGTTGCCGGATATGGCGACACGGCGGCAGATGTTCCTGCGAGCCTTCGCCACGCGATTCTTTTAACGATTGCGCACTGGTACGAGCACCGAGAGGCTGTTGTTGAGGGCAGCTATAGCGAATTGCCAATGGCGGTTTCTGCGCTTTTGGGTGTTGAGCGTGTCGGGTGGTACGGATGACCGCAGGCAAGCTAGACCGGCGCATATCGTTTGAGCGTTTCACGGTCACGGATGATGGGTATCAATCGGTGGAGACATGGGCGGCACACGGCGGCGCGGTCTATGCGTCTAAAACGGACGTTAGCGATGGGGAGCGGATGCGTGCTGGCGAAGTGTCGGCAAGCCTGACAAGCCGCTTTGTGGTGCGCTCGTCTGAGTTCACGCGCGGCCTGACACCAAAGAACCGGATCAAGTACAATGGCGAGACGTTTGAGATTTTCGGCATCAAGGAAATGGGCCGGAATGATTACCTTGAATTAACGGCAGGCGCGCGGGTCGATGACTAGCGTCACGATGAAGGTCGAAGGCTTCAAGGAATTGGAGCGCCAACTTGAAAAGCTATCGAAATCGGCGGGCAAAGGCGTTTTGCGCCGTTCACTGAAAACAGCAGCGGAGCCGATGGCGGCAATTGCTAAATCACTTGCTCCTGATGATGCGTCTACGGGTGGCTTCGACCTGAAGGCGTCTATCAAGTATGGCACGGTGTTGAGCCGAAGCCAAAAGAAGGCACACCGCAAGATGTTCCGCAATGACAAGGCGTCGGTTGAGGGATTTGTCGGCGCTGGCCCATTGGCACAGGCGATTTTCACAGAGTTCGGCACATCGCCATTTATCAACGGCGGGCAGTACGCAGGCACACAAAACCCCGGTATCGCAGCACAGCCATTTATGCGCCCCGCGTGGGAGCAGGATAAAATGGCAATGCTGGAGCGGCTCAAGTCCGAATTGTGGTCAGAGTTGGAGAAATCAATCATTCGCGCAGACGCAAAAGCGGCACGCGCGGCTAGGGGTTAGGCTATGGAGCAAGAACTACGTGCCATGATGCGCGCGAACACAGCTATCACCGCACAGGTAGGCCAGCGTGTCGAATGGGGAACGCACCCGCAAGGCACGCCACTCCCTGCGATTGTCCTGACGTTGGCATCAGGCTTTGAAGGGCTGCACATGAACGGCACAGGCCCATATGAGGGCCGTGTACAGGTCGATTGCTACGGCATGACCTACGGGGCAGCAAAAGGCGCTGGCAAGGCTGTAATCGCCGCTTTGCACGCCTATCGCGGCGGCGGGTTTCTTTTCATCAACCACACGTCCAGCCGCGACACGCGGGAGGGCGGCACCAACGAGGCCGAACGTCCATATCGGACAGGGCTAGACTTTAACATCACATGGAGGCCGATTTAATGGCACAAAAAGCATTTGCGGGCAATGTTGCCTACGATTGGGAACTTTGGATCGGTCGCACTGTGGCCGAGACTACAACATTCACGCAGATTTTTGGGTTTGAAAACCTGCCGTTTCCAGATCAGGTTCCCGAAGATATTGACGTGACGCACATGCAGTCACCGGGCCGCACGCGGGAGACTATCCCCGGCCTTCTGCCTGTTGCTGATTGGTCGCAGGACAAGCAGCTCTGGTCCGAAGATCCGGGCGACATTCTTCTGGAAACGCTGGCCGCCCTGACAGCATCTGGCGAAAAGGAAGATGTGCTGTTCGAGTTCAACATAGACCCGGCAGGCACGGCAGCGCGGCGCACTTATCGCGGCTATGTGAACAGCTTTATCCCGACCGGAACGGTTGGCGAGAAGTCTATGGCAACTTTGGCAATCAAGATCCTCGACCGCCAAGACACTGACGAGCGGACAATCGCATGAGCGATATTCGCGGCAGCATGAAGGTGCAGGCGAACGGCGATGAATATACGCTGTTTGTCGGCATGAGCGTTTTGGCGGATCTGCAAGCAAAGCATGGGCAGGACGTTCTCGGACAACTTGAGGCACCGACTGGCGCTGGAGACGCTTGGGTGCCTGATCTTAGCATCGTGACGGACTTGTTTCTAGGCGCATTGCAGCGGTTTCACCCTGATGCGGACCGCTGGACTGCTGATGACATTATCGCGGAAAATGCTGAGGCGCTGCCACAGTTGATGCAGGCCAGCTTCCCAGACGCAAAGCCATTATCGGGAAACGTCAAGAGCCGCCCGAAGAAGGCAGCGGCTTAGATATTGCGGACCTTCTGAAAAGCTACATCGCGGCGGGTTTCGATCCGGCGCGGTTTTGGGATATTACGCCGCGCCTGTTTGCGCTGGAGTTAGAAGGCGCGGCGCTGCGTATGCAAGAGCGCCGCGCCGAGGTTTGGTACACATCAATGATGGGCCGACTTGAAAAGCCACCGACACTAAAAGAATTTGTCGGCGCGAAAGTAGACAAGCGGGCCGAGATTATCGAGTGCATCACTGCATGGGATAAGATCGACCGCGCACTGGCAAGGAGCCACTAAATATGTCCAGTGTGATCGGCAGTCTCCGCGTTAATTTGGGCTTGGATTCGGCCAATTTCGAAAGCGGCGCGCGGCGCGTTCAATCGCCCCTCAAGGCTATGAAGGCCCAGTTTGTCGCTGCTTCTGCGGTCGCCCTTGCTTTAGGCACCGCCATATCGGCATTTGCGATCAAGGGCGCAAATGATATTGATAGGGCGGCAAAGGCATCACGGCGGCTGGGGACCTCTATCGGTGGATTTCGTGCGCTTGAGTTGGCCGCTGGCGAGGCCGGTGTAAGCCTTTCATCGCTGACCAATGATGTACAGACGATGGACCGCGAGATTGCTAAGGGAAGCAAGGGCGCGGCGGAGTCACTAAAGAAGCTAGGAATATCGGCGGGCGACCTTGCCGGTCTTGAGGCAGACCAAAAGATTGCGCTGATTGCTGATCAGATTCAGAAGCTGGGGCTTGATGCGGGGCAAGCGTCTGTCGTGTTGCAGGGACTTGGCGTTCGAAACCGTGAAATGGTTCTGGCCGTGCTTGGCGGCGGAGAAGCTTTCCGGCAGGCCCGCAAAGACGCAGAGGACTATGGTCTGGCGGTCAGCAAGGTTGACAGCGCTGCAATCGAGCAGGCGAATGACCGTATCGGTCGGCTTGGCTTGATAGGTCAGTATGCTGCACAACAGCTTGCGATTGCATTGGTCCCGACTATGGGTGCGCTTGCTCAGGTAATGACGGACAGCCTGCGTGAAGGTGGCCTACTGCGAACGATGATCGACGGGCTTGTCGGCAACATCGACACGCTGGCGGCATCGGTCGGCGTACTGGTGGCTTTCCTTGGCATTAAGCTGGTCGCTGCTATGGCCGTATCTCTGGGCGCAACATCTCTTCTCACAGGCGCGTTTGTGCTTTTGCGCGCGGCCATCATAAAGACCGGGTTCGGTGCGCTGATTGTAGGCGCTGGCTTCTTGGTTGCGAAGTTTGGGGATTTAGTCAAAGGGGCGGGCGGGTTTGGCGAGGCTCTGGGGCTTCTGCGAAATGTTGCATCTGCCGTTTTTGCTGACATGGACATTCTTGCGTTGGCTCTTCTCTTTTCGATAAAGGGCATAGTCAACAAAATGGTTGCGGCATTCCTTAACGGGTTTGCCACGATCAGCGATAAGTTTGGTGATATGATCGCTGACTTCCTTTTTGCCAGCCCGATACTGGAAGCTATTGGCATCGACATAGGCGCCATGTTTAAGGGCATGGGCGGCAAGGCGGCGGCTGGTATACGCGCCGCTGCTGACGAGTTTTCTGTTGCAGCATCTTCAAGCCTGAAAAATGCGTCTGACACAATGAAAGGGGCAACGGCTACAAACGCAGCTTTGGCCGAACTAAAAGCCGGGATGTCTGGGATTAAGGACGAGACAGGTGACGCGGCTGACGAGGCGGAAAGGCTGGCGTTATCACTAAATAATTTAGGTAACGGCGGTGCAGGAACAGGCGGTGGCGCGGGCGGCGCTGTTGACGGGCTAAAAGACAAGGTCGAGAGCCTCAAAGAAACCGCCAACGAAATGAAGGATACATTTCGGGACGCATTCAAAGGATTGATAACGGGCGCAAAGAGTTTCGGCGAAGTTGTCGGAAATGTACTCAACACAATCGCCGACAAGCTACTGGACAGCGCGTTTGATGCCCTTTGGGGCGGATCTGGCGGCGGCGGCGGCGGTTTGGGCGGATTTGTTGGCAATTTATTCGGTGGTCTTTTCGGCAGCGCCAAAGGCAACGTGTTCTCAGGCGGTTCTGCGGTCACGGCTTTTGCCAATGGCGGAATCGTCAATGGGCCTACACTGTTCCCCATGAAGGGAAGCCAGACAGGATTGATGGGCGAGGCAGGGCCAGAAGCAATCATGCCACTGTCACGCGGCAAGAACGGTAAGCTGGGGGTGCAGACAGGGGTCGGCGGCGGCGCAACTTTGCAGATCATCGCGCCCGAAGGCTTCAGTGTTCAACAGCGCGGCGAAATCCAAGGCATCGCCGTCCAGATCACTTCTGAGGGAATCAGCGGGTATGACCGCAATACCCTCCCAAAAAGCGTTGACCGCATATCCAAAGACCCAAGGAGGATTGGCTGATGCCGCTCACATATCCGATCCCGCTTGCTGCATTTCAGGACCAGTTCAATGTTTCAATGTCTGAATTCTATATCAACAACCCACGGCAAATAGACCGAACGGCAGGCGGGTCGCAAAACTCCGCATCGTTAGGTGACGCGGTTTGGCGCGGTTCGTTCTCCGTGCCTCCTACGAACGTCAGGGCCACATCCGCAGCGTTGGATGCGCTGTTGTCTGCACTTGACCGTGCCGGTTCCAGCTTCCTCGTCTATGACCCAAGCAAGCCAAACCCTGCAAGCGGCGGGACAGGAACGGCAACCATCACCAGTTTGAACCCATCAGATCGAAGATTGATGACTATATCAGGAGGGCCGACGCTGGCCCCAGGTGATCTGCTGAGTTTCACATATGGCAGCAACCCCACGCGCTACAGCCTGCACCGGATCGTGACGATTTCCGGCAGCACTTTAGAGGTCAGCCCTTTTGTGCCTTCGGGGGCGACGACCAGTGCGACAGTGACATTCAACAAGCCTGTTATGAAGGCGGTGTTGTTGCCAAACCCTGATTTTGGTTCGCATGGGCCAGCCATATCGAGCGGCAAACAATTCTCATTTGTCCAAACGTTGAGGTAGATCATGCGCGATTACGGAACTGAAGTTGAGGCGCATCTGGCGTCAACATCTGGCGTGCAGGTGCGGCATCTTGTGTGGATAGCCGCGCGCAACCGGGCTACGGGCCTGATTGAGAATGTGGGGTTTTGGAACGGGCTGGATGTGCACAGCTTTACGATAAGCGGCGGCACCAGAACTTATACAGGCGCGGGTACGTTGCTGGGCATATCGCCTATCGTTGGCGAGGTCGGCCTACAGGTGAGAATGCAGCAGGTGAGCCTGTCACGCATCCCGCCGGAGGTGTCGCAGCTCATCCACGGCTATGACGCGCGCCTTGCACCTATCGAGGTGCATCGGGTGTTTTTCGATCCGCAGAAGGGCGTGCCTATCGGCGATCCCATCCGTGTTTTGAAAGGCTGGGTTGATGAAATGCCGGTCCCCACTGCGGCAGAAGGTGGAACCGAAAGCGTGTCGGTCACAGTGGCATCCGCATCACGCGCGCTTACACGCACATTAACCGTGAATAAGTCTGACGAAGCGCAGCGCAGAATAAACGCGGACGACAGAGGGCGAGAATACGCCTCAATATCTGGTGTTGTTGGCGTGTTCTGGGGCGTCAAGAATGCGCGATCCGCGCCGCCCGCTACTGCGGCTGTAGCTTCCCCCAGAAGAGAGATTGATAACGGACGATGACGCGGGTTGAAATACTAAACGAATATCTTGAGCAGGTGCGCGCCTTGCGGTTTCGACCCGGCGCGCATGATTGCGGAATGTATGTTGCCGGATGGGTGAATGCTTTGACCGGCGTTGACCACGGCCAGCAATGGCGAGGTCAGTACCGCAGCATGAAGGGGCTTGATCGCCTCATGGCAAAGTCTGGTTTTGGCAGTCACGTTGATTACGTTTCGTCTCTTTTTCCAGAGGTTTCTCCAGCAATGGCTCAGACAGGGGATCTTGCCGTTGTTGAGGCGCGCGCGCTTGGGATTGTGGCCTCTGATCGTGTGTTCGTGCTGCGGCCTGACGGGCTGGGTCATGTTTCTCGGCTGCGCGCGGAAAGGGCTTTTAAGATATGAAATTATTCGCTGCCATTTTGCTTTGTCTTGTTGCAGTTCCGTCAATGGTTTTGGCTGACCCTATTTCGGGCGCAATTTTCTCTTTTCTTGCTGGTGCAGGTGCGACCGTTGGATTGGCAACGACCGTGGCGACCTTTGCAACACGCCTCATCGTCGGGGCATTGGTTTCACTTGTCGGACAGCTTTTCGCCAAGAAGCCTTCTGCGATCAAGCAGCAGGGCATCCAGACAGAGCAAACCACAACTGGCGACACAACACCGCAAAAGTTTATTGTGGGCCTCTACGCAGCGGAAGGACACGCGGTTTCTCCGGCGTACTCGCGTGGGGAAGAGAACCGCATCCTGACCTATGTTTTGGAGATCTCAAACATCCCCATCAAAGGGCTGACAGGTCGGGTCATCATCGATGGCCAGTATACCGCCCTCACAGCCGGAACAGACGATACGTCGCGTCTGGATTTTGCTGATCTTGGTTTTGATAATGCCGGAAACCCACGCGGGTGGCTTTGGTTCTATGACGGAACGCAGACAACTGCACAGTTCAAGCTGGTAGAAAGCTACAGCGCGCACCCTGATCGACCATGGACGACAGACCACGTTCTGCGCGGCACGTCATACGCTGTGCTCGAGTTCCCTCTTGATCGTGAGATATTTACGGGTTTGCCGTCCGTCCGTTTTGAGGCCGAGGGCATCAAGCTATATGACCCGCGCAAAGATACGACTGTAGGTGGTTCTGGCGCGCACAGGTGGGGCGATCCGAGCACTTGGGAGTTCAGCGCAAATCCGCAGGTTATCAATTACAACATCATGCGCGGCATAACCCTGCCTACAGGTGACATTTACGGCGGGGAAGTAGAGGCGGAGGATTTGCCGCTCGACAACTGGTTCGCAGCAATGAACGAGTGCGACGTGCTGATTGGTGATCGTCCGCAGTATCGCGCTGGCTTTGAAATCAACACGGGGATCATGGAGCCTTTTGAGGTCATTGAGGAGATGAACCGCGCGAGTTTTGCGCAAATCTCAGAGTTTGGCGGTGTGTTTCGCGTGCGCGTAGGCGCTCCTGCAACGCCTGTGATGAGCCTGACAGATGATGACTTTATGATTACAGAGCCGTCATCCTATGAGCCTTTTCCCGGCCTCGCTGGTACCTACAACGCCATCACAGGGACGTATGTCGAACCCAACGATGTTTGGGAAGGCAGGAGCGCCGATGCGATCTTAAACGCGGAGTGGGAAGTAGAGGACGGGGACCGGCGGATGACGATTGACGTGGGCTTGCCTTCGGTTAGCAACAAAAGCCAAGCGCAGCAGCTTCTTAATGCCTACATCAAAGACCAGCGGCGATTCAGGGTTCACCGGATGGCGCTGCCGCCATCCTTCGCACTGATGGAGCCGCTGGATACATTGTCATGGACAAGTGAAACCAACGGATATGCGTCAAAGATTTTTGAGGTTATTGCGGTTGAGGATCGGCCCGATACGCTCAATCAGTTTGTGACAGTTCGAGAGCGCGAAGCGGGGGACGTGGCATGGACATCAGGTCAGGACGTGCCAGCACCCACGGCCATTAATGGCCTAACCCGCCCGGATGATTTTGTTAATGATAACTTTGACTCCGATGTAGTGTGGAACGGAAAGTTTGATCTTGGTTTTCTGAATTGGATAAAAGAAGAATATGACGGATCAGGCGCTGGCGATGCCGCAGTTTTCTCGGTGCAGCAGCGTAATGCTGCTGCTGACGAGGACGCGCTGAAGTATGCGCCCGCGCTTAACGTGGTACAGCTTGATCTTGGAGGGGTGGCGTACAGTTCATCCGTGAGCAGAACCAGTCGGCTTGTGTGGAGGGGGCTTATCCCTGTTGAGTCGGGTTCCGATGTGACATTTTCGTTCAGGCACGCCGCTGGCGACGGGTCCACCTATGGCCCAACACCCGGCAACGGTGGTTTTGTTCGAGGTGCTTTGCGGTGGTACAACGAAGCAGGCGTTCAACTCACAGCGCCTGACGATGAAACTGACGATCAGGAAACCACAAACCTTCCGCCCGCAGCAGGTATCGGGTGGTGGAAGGTCTGGCAGCGCACCGATACACCGCCATCAGGCGCGGCGTTTTGCAAGCCTGTGTTTGAATGTTCGGGCGGCGCAGGCCTTTCGTTTCTGGCCAATTTCGTTGTCGCTGCCAGTATCAGGACTGGCGATGTTGCGCAGGACAGCTTTACCGATAAAGCAATCACTACATTCGGCACAACAACACTCGCGGCGAACAGCACTCTGGAAAGCATAGCAACTGCCACAGTGACCGTGCCGGAACTGTCAACCGGAGCGACGGGTGAGGCGCTGACGATTGATGCAAGCTGCTTTGCCAATATCGACTTCACAACATCGGGGTCGGTTACTGTGCGACTATACATTGATAATGCCCCGGTCGCATCGGGCGCAACTACAGATGATAGTGTTGTTGCGTTGTCTGGCATGGTCACAAAAACGGCAGGTGACTACGACGTAGAGATAAGAGCGGAAAGCTCAAATGTTTCCAATTTCACAATCACCGAGGGCAATGTGAAGGCATTGGTTTACAAACGATGAGCCTAGTTATTTACAATCCCGCAACGGGCCAGATCAAGCGATTGATTGACGGGTCAAAGCGCACAATCGAGCGCGCGAAGGAACGTATTGCGGATGGCGATGCGTACCTTGAAGGCGATTACACGCGGGTGGTTGGTCATTGCGTAACTGATGGACGTGTGGAGCCTGTGGAGCGCACCCACGATGACGACATGCGCGCACTACGCAAAGAGCGCGACCGCCTGCTACGTATCCATGTGGATCGTATGAACCCGATGCGGTGGGGTGAAATGACCCAAAAGCAAAAGGCTGGTTTTCGTGCATATCGTCGGGCGCTGCTCGACCTGCCAAAAACCACCGAAACCCCACGAAAACCGGAATGGCCGACGCCGCCGGAATAACCCGCCCAACAGCCCTTTGGCAAGGCAACTGAAACTAGGAGGCTATCATGGCTGCCGGAAACTTTATCGTATATTCAAACGCCCTGCTTGGGACACTCAACGGGTCGATTGATCTGGACACGGATGCTCTGCGCATGGTGCTGGTCACTGACAGCTACACCCCAAACCAGAACACGCATGACACATGGGCTGACGTGTCTGCTAATGAGGCAACAGGCACAGGATACACTGCGAGCGGCAAATTGCTCACAGCATCCCTTGCGCTTGCATCGAACGTTGTCACACTGGATGCCAACGATCAAACTTGGACATCCTCGACGATCACGGCCAAGTACGCAGTTATCGTGCGCGATGCTGACGGCAACGGAACGCTGGCAAGCACCGATGCGGTAATTGCCTACGCGGCCCTTGACACTGCGACGTCCGTTTCATCCACCAACGCTGATTTTGTCGTTTCTATCAACGCCAGCGGCGTCTTTACCGTCACTGCGGCAACGTCCTAAGATCGGAGCCTGACAAATGGCAAAAGTATTCAACCGCGTTCTTGTCGCCACGGCAACCACTGGCACAGGAATAATGACGCTCGGCGCGGCGGAGGATAGTTTCCAGACTTTCGCCGCTGCGGGGGCGGTCAATACAGATGTGGTTGAATACTTTGTTCGGGACGGATCGGCGTGGGAGGTCGGCACAGGAACCATTGCCGGCGGCGGCACAACCCTTACTCGCAACGTGACCGAAAGCAGCAACTCCGACGCGGCGATTAACCTGTCAGGCGATGCGATTGTTGGTTGCGGGATTAGCAAGGCGCTGATTGATGCAAAAGAGCCTGCCGATGCTGCCATTCTGAAGTCGGACACCACAGACACACTCACGGCAGGCTTCGACAGCGATGTGCAGGCGCTTGGTACAGTGTCCAGCAGCACCGTCACGCTGGAAGTTGACGCGGCTGGCAAGGAGAACTTCAAGACCCTAACGGCCAATGGCGCGTTTACCCTTGCACCGCCGTCCACATCGTCAAGCTGCACAATTATTGTTCAAGTGACTAACGGCGCATCGGCTGGCACGATCACAACAAGCGGATTTACCATCGTGAACGGCGACGCCTACGAGACGACCAGCGGCAATGACTACCTGTTCCACGTCAAAAAGATTGGCAGCTTTACAAGCCTGACCGTGGAGGCGTTGCAATAATGTTGATGCCTATGAGCCATTATATTCCGCCTGTTGCGGGGGGGTTTTCCATAACGGCTGGAAATAACGGTGGGTCCGTTATCGGCTGGTATTCTGCATCGGCTGGCGCAGCTTTTAGTATAAGCCCTTTCGGAAGCGCATCCGGTGATTTTGCCGTGGATGGTGGAACCGCTGAAGCCGTTTATTTCTTTGGCGACTTCAGCGTCCATACCTTGTTGATCGAGAACGGATCATCGAGCGCGTCAACGGTAACTGTTGATGGCACTGATTACACTTTGACGTTTTTTGGTACAGATGGCGGGTTTGATCAGTACTTCTTCGGCCCTGCTGCAACTTCCCTTTTCGTGGACGGCGTAACCTACGCAATCGAGGTAACATGAGATATTATCACCCAAAAACCCAGCAGAAATTCCGCAGCACGGCTGAGGCGCAGGCGGCGCTCAAGGTGCTATCGCCTGAGTTGGTCGAGCCTACCGTTGCAGCGCGTCCAGCGATTGACGTGAGCGATGCCGTGACATTGGCTGACCTGCCCACACAGCAGCCGGACGGATCGTGGGTCTACGGCTGGAACGTGACGGCAAAAAAGCCGACCGATGCACTGGTCAATGCCGAGCGCCTGCGCAGGATTGAGGCGGGCAATGCGTTCACTGTGGCAGGGGTCAAAGACCCTATCCCGCTGCAAGGGCGTCCTTTCGATATGACTGTCTACCAGACCAAACGTCAGTTTGCGAAAGAGGCGGAAGCGGTAGGCAACAATGACCCGATCCATCTGCTGCGTGATGCAGCCGATATGAACTACATGCTGACAGCGGCCCAGATGATTTCTTTAACAAGTCAAGCGGTTCAGTACGTTGAGCAAGTTATGGCGACAAGCTGGAACATGAAAGACGCAACTGGTGACTTTCCCGATGGCATCCCTGCCGACTTCACCGATGATAAGCACTGGCCGCAAGGAAAGACTGTCTAAATGCCCGGCTTTGCTCCGCTAGGTTCTACGCCTCTCGCCAGCCTAACAAGGTCGGTAGCCGCTTCGGTTGATCTCGGCGCGGGATCTGCGTCTCTTACGGGGCATCAGGTTTCCGCATCTGCGGCGGCCCTTTCGAGCGCAGGCACTGGCTCCGTCAGTTTGCAGGGCGAGGCTCTGACTGTATCAGGCAGTTCTACGGCTGCCGTAGGTCTTGGCACGGTAAATCTGCAAGGTGCAGCGCCTTCGCCATCGGCGGGCGTGAATGTAGCCATCGGCGTGGGCGGCACAAGCCTGCAAGGTCAAGCGCCAACGATTGCAGGCAAAGCGTCGGCAAACATCGGCAATGGTTCGGTCACGCTTGATGGGGATGCGCCACTCGCCACCGCCATCGGTCAGGCTGATCTAGGCGTGGGCGGCACAAGCCTGCAAGGGATGACTCCAACTGTCTCCGCAAATATCAACGCGGCAATCGGCACTGGTGCAGTCAATTTGCAAGGACGGCGGCCCGCTGCTGTAGTTGATGGTGGCGTGTCTGTAGAGCCGGGCGCGGGTGCGGTAACGGCACAGGGCCACGCGCCATCGCCGTCCATCAGTGTCATTATAACGCTCGGCGCGGGCAGCGTGGCAGTTTCAGGGTTGCCGCCGATTGCAGGGGGATCGAGCGCGGCGGACTTGGGGCCGGGAGAAGTCTCCGTCACAGGGGAGGGTATTGCGGCAACGGCTGCCGCACTCGCGCAGATCGGCGCAGGATCAGCAACTGTGCAGGGTGCAGAGCCTGCTATTGCGGCTGGCGCTGATGTGCAACCCGGCAGCGGCGATGTGGATTTGCAGGGTGAGCAGGTTGCGGCAACATCTCCGGTTGTCTCGAACGTGGGTACTGGCGCGGCTACCGTTCAGGGACGTGCGCCGATTGCATCTGCGGGCGCGTCTCCTGCGGCGGGTGTCGGCAGTGTATCACTGCAAGGCGTAAACCCATCAACATCTGCGGGCGTTGTCATACCCTTCGGCGCAGGTGCCGTGGCGCTGCAAGGCCATGCTCCTATATTCGCGGTCCCGGCATCACGCAGAGCGGTTTCTATCCTGTCAGGCGGCAACGCCCTCACAATCATCACCCCACAAAGTAACGCGCTGCAAATACTGCGCTCTAATAATGAGGTAGCATAATGGCATTTGATATTAAGCGCGGGGATACGTCCCCTTCCATACTAATGAAATGCGAGGACGGGCAGGGCAATGCCGTCGATATATCAGATGCGTCTGCTAGGTTTCATATGTCGCGGCTTGGCTCATCGGTAGCAAAAGTTGATGCACCGGCGTCGATCATTGATGCCGCAAACGGGCTTGTGCGCTATGATTGGGTGTCTGATGATACTGATACATCTGGTCCATATTGGTGCGAAGTTGAGGTGTCATTCTTGAACGGCGCTGTTGAGACGTTCCCGAACAACTCTTATGAGCGGATCGACATTATAGAGGACTTAACATGATACGCCTACCTCGCCCGCTCTACGTTGCCTATCGTGTAGCAGAGATGGCAGTCGGGTTGCTTAGTCGCGCGATCAACGGCTCGCTCCCCGGCGGCTCAACATTCCAAACCACCAGCGCGCGGGCGCATATCGAAACAAGCGGCGGATGGATGCGGGCGCGGCGAATTATCAACGCGCTGTTTTTCTGGCAACCGGATCACTGCGCGGCAGAATGGCAACGCGAAATAGAAAACGCGGAAAAGACGCTGCGGAAAGTTAAAGGTTTATAGCCTGAAATAGAAGGCCGTCCGGCCATGCAATGCCCGAAAGTAGTACGGCGAACAGGAAGGCCCGAAAGATTGGCACATTATGACGATGAAACATTATCGCGCTATGAAAGGCGACTATCTGAACTGGAATCTCAATGCTTAACGCCAGAGGATCGAGAGGTGGATCAACTCATCCGCAAAATTGTGCGGTCGGTGCGTATGACGCTGTGGCTGACGAACGGCGCAATGAAGTGGCTGGCCGCTCCCCTTGGCATATTCTGGGGGCTTTATGTGTATGGCTCCAATTTCGCAGAATGGCTGGCAGGTTTTTACATCGGGCCGACGAAATGAGCGGGCGCTATTTGCTTTGGATCGGCTGGGCAACGGTTGCCGTAGTGGTATTCCAGACGGCACCGCTTTCCCGGATTGCCTACAACCCGCAGGCCGTGGAGATACGCGGCGATCACGTCACGATGTACCGCTCATTCCCGATGGACCGCGCTGGCATTGCGCGCCCGTGGCTGTCGTACTCAGAGACGGTGCGCCCGCTGACAGAAACACACAACGGCGGGCAATCCTGTACGGAGCGTGGCGGGCCATTTCAGTACACCCGTGCGGGCGATGTAGGTATGTGGTCTATCGCATGGGCTGCTGACTGCCTGAGTGATCCGGTGGGTTTTCACTGGTCCGCAAAGTGGACGTGGCACATCGGGCGAATGCAGATGGGGCCGGTTAAATTATCACAGACATTTTTGAAAGGGTAACCTATGCAACTTGTACCTAACGCCAGAGCCGTTGCCATGAGATCCTACTCCATGTGGGCTTACCACCGCCTTCCATATTCCCCGTGCAGCCGCTTTGACTCTTTGCAATAGGCAATGTGTGCATCAACTGGGCACTCAAAAAGACCGATATGCCGCATGGTACCCAAATGCCCTATCGTGGCGCGCCACTTCCCCGATTGCGCATGAAAACTGACACCCTTAAACCCGCTTGAATTCCTGCTGTTAATTCTCTGGTTGCGCCTATTTTGGGCTATCGTAACAAGCCGCATGTTGGATCTGCGGTTGTCGAGGCCGTCACCAGATATGTGGTCTACCTGAAGGTTATCTGGCGCGTTCATAATAAGCCTATGCATATAAATCGTTGACCATACATTTGGTGAAATTCTGACACTTCTTATTGCGTAGGTGCTTTTCTTGTGGGCGTTTATCCACCATGAGAATCCGCTTACAATCGGAACGTCATCTAGGTCGATTATTGCCTTCTTCCCTTGAGTTAATGGGATGTAAGCAACGTTGCCAACAACTTGAATTTTATCTATTGAGGCTACAGCCATTACGTGATCCTTTCTCGATCCGCTTGGTTAGTGAGGCATGGCGTTTCAAAGCCGCCGTGCCTTACGAAAAAAATACAACATTCCCGCAGTATATACAAGATTTAGCGCAGCTTTATGCGGTATTTCGCTTTTCTTGAGGTGAGAAAATGAAGTTAGTACCTAACGCAAAAAAAATCCTGCTAAGGGCGTATTCGTCTTGGGCAAACTATCTGGGCATTGTGGCTATTCTTGCGCCGGATGCAATCTACCTTGCCACCGAGCGCGACACAAACCCACATATGTGGGTTTTCATTGGTCTGGGCCTGATCGTGGCGGGTATCGTCGGGCGCGTGGTATCGCAGGGGATTGCGCGATGATCCGGGATATTATCTGCGCGATTGTCGTGTGTGCCGTGACGCCTACGGCACCAATTGCCAGCACTAGCGAGGCCGCAACAATGCGCGTTCTGGTGCCGCTCGTGGCAAAATGGGAGGGCAAGAAAAACACTGCCTACCTCGACACCATCGCAAGCCCTGCCGTCTGGACTGTATGCTACGGCGAGACGCGCGGCGTAAATCGTGGCGATACCTACACCGATGCACAGTGTGCCGAAATGCTGGAGCGCGGACTAGTAACATTCCGCGACGGCCTGCATCAGTACTTCACGCGCGAAACGAAGGGGCTACGCCTGACGCCAGAGCGGGACGCGGCCTATGTGTCGCTGGCCTACAACGCGGGCATCCACGGCATCGGCAAAAGCACAGCAACGCGGCGGCTTAATGCTGGGGATATTGCTGGCGGGTGCGAGGCAATAGGCTGGTGGACCCGCGCGGGCAATCGTGTGGTGCGCGGATTGGTAAATCGTCGCGCCGATGAGGTGCAGCTATGCCTGCGGGGTACATCATGAGGATCAGTGACCGGACGTTTGGCGTGATCGTGTCCGCGTTCTGGTGCGCCCTGCTGGTGGCTGTGGTTGCTGGCATTGTCTGGTGGCTGACGTGACCCGCTATGCCCTCATCGCGGCGCTGGTGGCGCTGTGTGCGGCTCTAGGCGGGCTGTGGTGGCAATCGGGGCGAATGGGTAGCCTACATGCTGAAAACGCCAGTCTCACGCGCTCCAATGTGGCCCTGACAATGACTGCGACACAGAACGCCATTGCCCGCGACGTGGCGAAGGCATCGGCAGACAGACAAGCCAGCATTGCGGCGGCGGCCCGCGCCGATGTTGAGGCTATCCTGACGGGCGAATTTGGGGAGTGCAGCGATGCGTTATTGCCTGATAATCTGCGCGCTATTCTTGACGGCTTGCGGCTCGACTATTGAGTATGTCGCCGTGCGTCCTGACGTGCCGCCGGAATTGCTGCGCCCTGTGCCGGTGAGTGAGCGGCAGGCGCGGACATACCGTGATCTGGCGGTACTGGCGACCGAGCATCTAGCGGGATTGCGGCAGGCCAACGAGCAGATCGAGGCGCTGGCGATTATCGTGGGGCCGCAGTGACCATCATTGCAATGCAGTAAGCGGCGATTGGATTCACTGGAACCTGACCGCTTTCCCATCGCCGGATGGTGCGCCCGCCATTTGCGCCCATGCTCCAGATTTCAGCAAGGGCGGCAGCGGAGAGGCCCAGCGTGTTGCGGGCCTCTTTGAATTGCTCGGGTGTCAAGAGTTTTTCTCGTCTGTCCACCAATCGTTATTTTCCCAAACGTTAACAAATTCGGCTTCGGTATCTACAGTTGCGGCGATGCGCTCGGCCTCGTCCATGCTGATGTCGAAACGGCCTGCGATGTCATTGATTTCTAATACGTTCATTTCGTTTTCCCTTATCTGGTGGGCTTCATTGCCCCTATGCATTACTTATAGGGCATAAAGCCCTAACCGTGCAACCCCTTGTTTTGCATTTCCGCAATTATTTTGTAAGGTAGTTCCATGTGGCTCCTCATCGCAACGCTATGTATCCAGACCAGCGCCACAGACGCTGAGTGCCGCCGTGACGTGCGCGGGCCGTATCATGCGCCCCAAGCCTGCCGTGAAATGCTTGCGCCTGTGCGTGACGTTCTGGTGAGCGTGGCGGGCGATCTGGGGGCGGTGGTGCTGTTTGCATCCGTGCGCTGCGAGAAGGGCAATGATATTTGAACTGACAAGCAATACTTGACGGTTCACAATACCGGCGGCGGGGACCAGCCGCATATTCCTAAACTAAAGAAAGGCTCTGTTCACTATTCGGTTTTATCTTGCATTGCCTGTACGGATAACCAAACCAACTTGCCCGCGCGCCTTCATTGGTTGCGCGGGCTTTTTTGGCGTTTTGGGGCGGTATAAGTTCCACGATTCGTTTTTGCTTTGTCCGTGATTATCACGATCACCGACAATGTGCTTTGCGGCTGCAAGTGTATTTTCATTTTCCGCCCCCATCACTTCACCCCCATGCCAATAGCGCGGATAGACTTTGCCGCGTCGCGCAATTCGTTCACAGCAGACACTGGCAGGTGGTCGCGCTGAATTTCATCGGCGCGGGCGTCGAGCGCATAGGCAAAGATGGGCTGCATCGCGCAAATCGCAGCGCCCGCGCTTGAAAAATATCCTTTGCGCGCTCGGTTGGAGAGGCTGTCAAAGGGGTGCCCATCACCGCTGAATGACCGCATGTGTCTTTTGCAGATCGCCCGCGCCACCCGCTCCACGTCTGTCTGTGCGGGGGTCATTGGACAAGATCCTTGTTGGGCCAAAAATCAGCAACGCAGGCTTTGACATCATCCCACATTGCGTCCTTGACCCTTTCGGGGTCGGCACCAGATTCGCGCGAAAGCAGCACAAACGCACACATCAGGTCTGTCGCTGCCGTCGCATTATCGCCGCCGGATTTTTTAGCGTTCGCGCGCGCCTGTATCACACAGGCCTCAATCCGCCGCTTTATAGTTGTAGCATTATCTACCATCGTTCTATTCCTCCTTTGCCGCATCGGTGCGTGGTTCTGTGGGTTGGATCATGGCGAGGGCAATGCGCGCTGGATTGGCGGCGTAGTCACGCTGCCTGCAACGCTCTTGCACTGTATGATCGAGCGGATATTCATGCTGAATATATGCGTCAATTTCTTCGCAGCACTCATCCAGAGCATCCCACGCCGTCTGTACCTGCGCCTGTGCAGTGGCGAGGGCGGCGCGCAGGTCGTCACGTTCAGCAGCGAGGGCCTTTGCGATGGTGTAGAGATTGTGTGCCTCATCCATCATGCTCTCGATGCTGTAAAATTCCGTTTCGCCATCATTCCAGCATGGCTTTGCGCTGACTTCATATTCCTCCCATGCGGCATCCACCGCATCTGTGCTGGTGTCAGTCATGGGGCTTCTCCTTTTGTGGCGCGGTAGGCTAGATATGGGCGCAAGAGCGCGGATTCCTCATGGGCTTCGATGCGGATTTGCACCTCACATGCCAACACATCCGCAGCCTTCACGCGCGCCTCTAGGGCGATGATGTGCGCGGCCATGTCTTTGTATTTTTCCCATAAGACAACATAGCCCCAAAATGGCGTGAACCCGTCAGCATGTGTTTCGGGGTCCATCTGTTCAATCTGTTCCGGTGTCATATCAGTCTCCAATCTCGCCGCAGGTGTCGCAATAGTGGTCGCCATATGTGCAGTCCAAATACATCACGCCACTGCACTGCTTGGGCCTGTATCCGCGCGGCGCATCTTCATCTGGCTCGTGGACGCGGTTGCACGTCTCGCCGCCCTCATGGCCCATGGGGTCTGGCTGGTCATAGTGCGCATCGGCAGCGATGGCGTTTCCGTCAATTTGGTGGTTCATCGTCGTCTCCTCGGGCAGTCGCGCCCTTGATTGCAGTTGCCATTGCAGCACCCATCGCGGGCGGCGCGTGCCAGCTTTTCCAGATACGCTTCGGACAGCAGATCATCGCTTGTCGGCAGTGCGCGGCGGGGTGGCTGCGGGCGGCGTAGGATACGCCAGATTGCGCGGATCATGGGGCACCGCTTTTGCGTGCGGCAAGCATGGCGTCGGCAATTTCATATGCCTTGCGCGCAAACGCTTCTGGTGCTGATTCGCCGTCGATACGTGTGTCACGAAGGCACGTTTGGATTATCTGGCCGATTGCCTGCCCCGCGAAATAATCCCGCATGGACATGCCGTATTCTTGCTGGTGGTATCCCTCTTTCGCAGGCATGGGGTAAGCGTGTCCGCCTGTATCCGGCGCGCTCATGACATCACCAGCGGCAGAAGCATCGCCCCATAGATAATCACGCAAAGGCAGATCAGCGCGGCGGCGTCTTTGAGTAGGTTGCGGATCATTGTGCTGGCTCCTTGCTGAGAACATTTGCGACATTGAAAGCTAGCGCCGTTGCTTCGGCAACGTGCAGCGGCATAAAAATAGTGTAGTGACCGGCCTTTGCTGTGATCTTAAGCCACGTTGTCCCGTTGTTCGATCCTGCTTCCATACCTGTAACGCGGTGCATGTTTGAACTGATTGTCATATCTTCTCTCCCTATTCTGAAATTGCGGCCAGTGCCGCCTGTTGTCCTACGTAGACCCGGCCATCGCCATCGCACCGCGCGCAGAACTGCGTGTGGTTGTTGCCCCGCACATAGTCGTAATGCGTTGACGGGTTTCCGGTACCGCTGCACTCGCTGCAAGTGATGTATCCGGCGGGGTGGGTGGCTGCGGTCACATCAGCACCCGCGCGCTACGGCTGCGGACTGGATCGCCTGCGCTTCGCCGCGCATCTGTGCAATGGCAGGCCCTTGGTCGTTTCCGCCGATCCAGAATGCGGCGGGCCAGAACAATACCAATGCGACGGCAGTCATGGCAGCGTCATTGCTCGCCTGCTTTGCCTGTTGTCCGGTGGCCGTTGCCAGTCGTGCGTTGAGTTGCGCGGCGCTGGCGTTAAGCTGGCCGCATGATTGCCCGCTGTATGCCGTGGGGCTGACATATGCAGGCGCGATGCTTTCCGGCGATGCAGCGCAACCCGCCATTGTGGCTGATACTGTCAGGGCGGTGATTGTTTTGATGATTGTCATTGTGTTGGTCCTTTATGTTTCATTTTCGATGCGTACCAGAAAGCCTTGCGCTTTCCACATTGCCACAACGTCGCCAGCCGTTTCGGGGTCGTTGTAAAACACAGCCCGCTTGTGGCAAATCTGTGCTTTATCATTGCTAAGTGCATAAACTGTGCGTGTCATTATATCTTCCCTCATTTGCCGTTGTGGCTGTGCAATCAACATACGTCCAACCAAACGCAAACGCAACACAAAAGATTGCTTGCGGGTACGATTAGTTTGATGTAACGTCAAAACATGGAAAAAAACGCACCAGAACTTCTACGGGATTGGATCAAGCGCGAGGGCCGCAAAGTGAAGTGGCTTGCTGAGACAATCCCCGTTAATCGCAGCCACCTTCACCAGTGGCTAAATGAAAAGCACACGCCGCGCATGGTGTATCGCCTGCGCATTGCAGAGATAACCAGTGGAGCGGTGCCAGCGTGTGGGTGGCCGGAATGACCATGACACCACAACGCCGCACGGCGCTGGCCCGTATGAGCGATGGTGAATGGCGGCTAGGCGCTGACATAACCGAACACGGCAACGTGTTGGCCTACCTTGAGCGCATGGGATATATCCGCCGGGCATCTAGCGGGTTTGCTGGCCTGTACGACGACTGGACCATAACGCCAGACGGCTTGGCCGCGTTGGAGGCGACGGAATGACACAGGCGCAACAAATCCTCGCACCCTCCCGTGCGGTGAATCACGGCGCGGATGGCACCCCGCGCCGTGGCCCTTCCGCCGCGTCCCATGTCCAAACTACGGACGCGGCGGGCTTTTCTGCAATCATGGCGCGCGTGTCTGCGGAAGTTGCTGCGGTGAAACACGAATGCCTTGTAGGGAAATCCAAGGGCGAGGCAGGCCAAG